CGGGATTAAGGTCTCTCGTAGTAACTCGTCCAGCGGTTTCATCGCTTCACGCAGCCGCGTCTCGCTCAAGGCTACGCGCTGTACTTTTTTGGAGTCTTTATCCGCAAGTGCCAAGGTTAACCGGTCAAGACTGACTGCCCCGCGCAGCTTGGCAGTGGCCCGTTCAAACCGCCCTTGCATCACAGGTTCGTAACGGTCGGCCAGATCCAGAAGTTCCTTACTCATCTTCTCGTTCTACTTTAATCACTTCCTCCGTCGGCGGAGGGAGTTGCTCAGGTTGACGGTTAATTTCTGCCCGCTCTTCTTCAGCGGTTACGTTATCGCGTGCCCACCCGCCTTCCGTGAGCAGATTCCAGAATGTCGCATATGAGATTTCACCCGCTTGGAGCGTCATCAATGCCGTTTGTATCTCCTGGGGCTGTGCTTTGACTTGCAAGAAGTCCTGATTCAGCGTGACAGATGCCGAAACATCCAGCGGGGTAGGTTCCAACCCTGACCACCACCCCATAATCCGCAAGAGTCGTCCCAGGTTTTCTTCCATCGCTTCGGCGACCGTGCGGAGGGTGGCATGCTCTCCGGCATGTCGAGCGAGGACTGCCGTTGCGGTTTCTGCTGCGAGTGTTGGTTGCTCTTCCAAAAGCTTCGCACCCAGGGTCGCCATCTGATGCTGCTTGGCTTCGAGGGCCGTTTCCAAGCTTTTCATGCCCGCGCCTGAATACTCCAGCATTCCCGCCGAGCCATTTTCACTCAACATCCAAATTGTTGAGGGACCGATCTGGAGAATGGAGTCATCGCTACCGCCCTTCATGCCGGACACGTATGGCGTAGGCAACGCAAGGAGATGAAGGCCCTGTTCATGGTCGCAACTATTTCTCCATTCTGAGAGACTGATGTTGGCAAGATCTACGAGTGGTGGTTCTTTTATCCCCACTGAGGCGTAGGACGGCGCGAGAAAAGTAAACGGAATAAAGCTGAGCGGTTCACCCCGTCGCAGCGGTGTAATCTGTTCGCCGTAGGGTTCAAAGTCGCCGCTGTGATCGGCTTTCCTGTAGAGCTGTTGCGTATAGACGCCAGCCACTAACGTCAGCACGCGGTATTGCTCGATACTGTTCACTTTAAACGGATCGCTATCGTCCAGCTCCGTGGGGTATTCTCGAAGCACAACAAGCGTAAGCACGTCGTCGCCATTAAGATTCGTCGTCCGCCAATTGATGACATTTTCAGCGGTATAGCTGACCAGATAGGGACGCTGCTCGCCGTCGGTTACAGTAAGGGCTAGCTCGACCAAGACACCAAGACGACCCATGAGAAGTACTTCGCTCGTAGCCTCCAGAGAGAATGCGGTCATGGTCACGTGCGTTAGGGTTACATCATCGAGCCAAGGTTGTACACGGCTGGGCACGTCGAAACGCGGAGCACGTTGGAAGATGCCACCGACCAGACCGGTCACCGTTCTACGAAGTGCATTGTAAAAATTGCCCCGATTGGTATACGCCGCTTGTGCAGATGGACTTGCAGCGGGGAGTTTTGGAGTGTAGATTTCTCCTCCTTTAATCACGGCATCGCGTCCAGCGTTCACGTCACGCATGCGTCTCCAGACCTTCGAAGCGTCGTCGTACTCGGTCCGTGGGGTGTTGACTGGCACTATGGTTTCCTTCCTAAAATTTTATTGGCCCGTGCTCGAATCTTCTTTTTATCTGCCGCCGTCAAACCTTTCGCCTGATTGAGTCGTGCCAAGGCGTTCCGGGCATGCGCTTTGTCTGGCATGGGGAACCTGTACCGCTTCCCGCCGTTGGTCTTCTGAATAATCGTCGCCGACCGTTTCCGGGCTTTCGCCTTTAAAACTGCCATGCCTCTACTCCCTCGTGGATGGTGTGCGGGTCGTCATTATCTCGTATCAGGGCATACTCTTCAGGGGTGCGACGGTCACGCACATACCCGAGGCAGTCTGTACCGCCGACTGGCATGTCTTGGCACACCTGGGGCCGGTCGTTATAGATGTCACAAGAACCTTCACGGGTTAGTGCGGTGCATCGACACGCAAACCGGAGACGAATCGTTCCCTCGGTGATCGTCTGCCCGTGGAGCATGAGCCATGTCAGTGCATCATTGCTTGGCGGTCGTAGGTCTGTCAACGGTACTTCAAAGACTTCACAACAGGCGCCCCGACACTCGTGACACTTCATGTTATCCCCACAAGGCTGCGTATTGTTTGATGGGTCGAGGGGCGATCCTGAGCTGGTAGAGCGCACCGCTGGCCGCGTCTAACTGGTCTTTGAACTTGCTCCGCTTGTTTGCCACAATTTCATCAAGAAAATCTTTGTTCCAGTCGCCCTTGACGATCTTCACTTTCCCATATGCTTCCTTTGGGGCGGGTCGTGCTTGACTGGCGAGCGGTTTCCAGCGCGTCACTTTGTCTCCAGAAGCGCGAATCCCGTCATAATTAAAGCCAGCCAGGAGCGTGCGATGGGCTGAAATCACGGACTTTCCTGCACTGCCAGGTTCTTGCTCCTCTGCAACATCGACTCCCACCCCGTCTTCTCGTGCGGTGTCCAGCATCCAGCGATCTACCTTCGCCGCTGTCAGTCTATCACGCCGGACGTCTTCGACAATAAAAGTACCTTCAAGCGTCTCGGCCATCAGCACCCCCGCCGTATAAGGTGAGCGTTCGGTTTCCGAACCAGCCGCATCCCAAAAGCGAACCCGCATGACCGGATCAGGGTCGGGCTTATCAATGATTTCGAACCAGCCTCGCTCGAACATCCCGCCAAGTTCGGGTAGTGGATCTTGCGCATGCTGACAACTGAAGTCGACAGGACCAAGCTCCCGCTTCATCGTTTCAACCTCAGCCGTACCGACGCGATCTGGGTGCAGTAAGTCACCTGTCTCAGTACGAGGATCAGACCAACCAATCGGAGATGTCCATTGACGTGGGATGTATTCCGTCGGGAGTTTTAAACAAACCCAATCCCCTTGCTCTAAGAGCATCGCGGCGAGGTCGTCTTGGTGGCCGCGCTGCATGATCACGATCTGACGTCCGAATTTCGGGTTGTTCTGGCGACTAGACCAGACCTTTCTAAACCACTCAATATCCGCGTTTCTAATCACGTCAGACGCAACGAGTTTTAAATTATGCGGGTCATCCAGGACAAGCACGTCACCACCGCGTCCAGTTGCCGAACCGCCCACACTGGTGCTTATCCGATACCCTCCCTGGTCGTTGGCATAGAAGGACTTCGTCGCCTGGTCGGTAGATAATTTCACACCCCATCGGGATTGATACCATGAGGATTCCAACACGTGGCGCGATGAGGTCGAAAACTCCAGAGACAGATCGCCCGAGTACGAACTATAGAGGAAACGCGTACTCGGATCGCGTGTCCAGGCCCATGTAGGAAATGCAACGGATGTCGTGATGGATTTTCCCGACCGAGGACAGACGTTGATCAAGAGCTTTGGAATATCACCTTCGAGGACAGCGGCCTCGTGCTCACAGATCGCGCCTAAGTGCCAGGAGTCGAGAAACGGTGTCGATGGCTCAATCACTGGCCACATGTTTTTTAAGTAGGTATGCAGGGACCGACGGCCAAGTTCGGCTTCTATTGCCAGGAGATCGGAAAGCTGCGTCGGGTCAATAAAGGGCAAGGAACACTTATTAAAGCACCGGAGCCTTTAAGATGTCAATTAATATATTAATTATATTCTTGACTTTATAGTGTAGGTATATAATAATTACGTGATGAACAAAACAGCCCAAACTATAAGGATAAAACAATGACCCATGTATCAAGAGACACTCACATTAACGCCATTACCTCGAACTGCTCTTCAAAAACCACACGCACAGAGGGCACCCTGAAAGACATAGAAAATATTGTCAAAAAATGGGAAGCCGAGAGCCACAACCCATCTATGCCGCACAGCAAACAAGAACGAATCGTCGCCGTATTTACTAACGAAACAGTGTCAACCGTTATTTGGCATGACGTTGATGAGAATGGCAACAAACGACCAGCGACCATGACTCAAGAAGAAAATAATTATGAGATGCGATGGAATTATCGTGAAGGATTTTCGAGCCGAGTGAACTTAAGAACGAACAAGATGGAAGATTACAGCTAAAAATAATCCAAACTGAAGAGGAGAATCACGATGAAACTTACCAAACGCGAAAGACAAGAGATTCTGGACAAAGCCAATATGAAACCCGATTGGAAAGTAGCGATGGATGCAAAACGGAAATTCCGTGAATCACCAGAAGGAATCGCGTTGAAGAAAAAGAAGGATGACGAACGTAGACAGCAAGAGACCGAAGATTACCGGGAAATGCTAGAGGCTGCAAGAAAATTTGTCATCGACAACCCCTATTATTTCCCACGAGCATTCAGGGAAGTGGTGAAGCAAGTTGGCCCATTAGAAGTCGCCCGTCATCAGTTTGGTGACACAGGTAAATAATGTTCCACGTGGAACAAAAAAAGGAGACAAACAATGACAGAGAACCCGAACTACCAAACGGTGGATTACTTTGACAGAGCACGTGGCGGAATGGACCAGAGGAACGAAGCGACAAAGATCCGCGTTTCGACAGTCCGACATATTGATCCGCTTGTCGGCAATGTAAGTACTTATCTTGTCGAAACAATTCGTATCAAGGACGAAGGTGACTGGGGATTCATTGAAGTCGCGACAAAGGAAGGGAACCTTAGAGTTGTGTTGCCACCTAAAGTTACCAACGTCATTGCACGACAACGTGACGCACTGACAACAAAAGTCAGGAGACGTATCGGCCTAGAACAAGCAGCAGATCGAAAAGAGCAAGGCATCGAACCGTTCGGCGGAAAGCAGTTCACGAAAAAGAAACGCACAGCCTAATTCTACTTATTTGCTAGCATCATCAACCACGGGGTCATTTGACCCCGTGGTTAAAGAGGAGAAGTAACATGAATTTATCTGACTACGATGACCCAATTACTAGTTACATCGAGACGTTCACGATACCTCAATGGATTGAACAGGACATTACACCAAGCACGGTCGCTGCTATTCTTCAGGGAGGCTGTGAGAGTGGGGCGTATATGCCAGCCGTCACATATTACCAAGCGGATAAAACGATGAGTGAACAAGGTGACAACGTCCTGGAGTACATCGAGAACGCAATGGGAGAAATTCCCCAACCACAGAATGCGACCAGCTGATCAGGGATGGCCGTGTTCTACCTGTCTGTAGCGGTTGAGCTATGGGCCTCAGATATTGAACAGATGTTAATCGAAACCTTACCAGAGGAGAAGGAGTAATGCTTGAAGCTTTTGTTGTTTTTTGTATTTGCGGCCTAGTCTATGCCGCGCTAGAAGTCAGCTATCACGCCCTATTTGATGAGGAGGACTGATGAGAAGAATTCCAGACTCTAACCGTCAACGCGCCTACCTCGAACTCCTGTCGAAGCTTCCTCCAGTGAAACCGCCCCGCCTCACGGCCCCAGTGAACGCCGACCATCGACGAAAATTTACACACCGCCACGACGGACTTGACGCCAGGCACTACTATCAAGCCGTGTACCTTCAGCAGCACCAACTCGACCGCCGTTAGTGCACCGGCGTGTTATCGTCTACGTCGTCAGCTTCGGCGAAACGTTCAGCCACCTGACGCGCTCTGGTTTGGAGTTCCGACAGACTCAGCTGCGATAGATCAGACTTGTCGCTATCAATGGTGAGTGTGGAACCAACCCCCAAACCAGCGCGATCTAGGATACCCAACGCAGCTCTAATCCTTGACGGCCACTCGTCACACTCCACAAGACTGCGATAGAGGACAGCGAGTGCCGGATCAATCAACGCCACCATCTTTCTCTGTGCTGCCGCCTTGACTGCTGGGATACTGCCGCCATGTGACACGCAAACCGTCCCGCCAACTATAGGGGTATTCTTACACTGCTTGCCGGTCGTCTTCGATTTCGCGGTACACCGTAATGGTTCGGCCATGATTCCTCCCTACTCAATGAATGATAAACACCGATTCAACCAACCTGTCAAGAATACTAATTGATCGGGGTGCTTCTTTACGTGACGTGCGAGACGAAGCGAGCGAGTAATGGCCAACTTGTTCCCGATGTTTGGGCGTTTCTTATACGCTGCTAATGTCTGAGGCCCGATCACCCCGTCAGCTGGAACGCCTAGCACTTGTTGTAAATCTTTGACCGCTAACCTCGGGCCGGACAGGACAGCATTATCAACCAATTGTGCCGCGAGTGGCTCGTCCAGCAAGAGTTGAATACCGTTTTGATTGACGTAGCGTTGCCGGAGTAACTTAAGCGCATTTTCGCGCTTGAACAGTTTTAGCTCACGACGGGTGCAGCGTTTCCCTTTCCAATCCTCAAGTGCTCTCAAGGTGATCCCACCCTTGGTCGGGCCGCCCTTGTCGTTCGGGTGCTCCGTGTAGGTCGGCCACCCTTCAGCCTTTAAAACTGCGTCCAGAATTTCATCGACGGTGTGTGGCATGGATGTCTTTCCGGATACGTTGGAGAAGTGTCAGCCGAGGCTTAGTGCAGTCTCTTACATCTGGGACGAGTGGGTGCTGTCTGTCCCAATCTAATTCTGCGAGATTCACTACCTGAGTCTTTCCAGTTGGTTGGTCTCGTACTGTCACTGTGGGTGTGGTGCTCATAAGGTACTCTTCAGCCGCACTTTCTCAGAGAGGATACGCGGCGTTGTATGCTTCCACTTCACATGATGATGTAATCGCCGATGCGTGTCTCCCATAGGCCGTATTGTAACCGATGAGGGGTGATACATGACGCTATAAAAAGATTTGACATACGTCCCCTGCTCTCGATAGACCTCAGATAATCCGCCAGCCGAGGACTGCGTTCCGACTTGTGTTAAGGAACAGAACGGGACCGTAAAAAATAATTTTCCGATGCTGCCTCCATGCACGTATGTATTCACATCTTCGTTGAGCCTGCCAATGAAGTGAAACCGCCGCTCGGTGGAGCAGATAAAAGAATTCATGCACTTCCGAGAGAGTGTTGGCTTCGTAGCTGTTTGGTTCTCTTTTCCGCCGATATAATCCCCACCTTGTGCTAGGGCAAGACTCTCTGCCGGGATTGATTGATAAAGAGTGAGGAGTACATCAAAGACTCGATCAAGATTCGAAATAGGTTTGGGGCCGATACCTTCCTCGTACACCCGATAATCAAAATTCAAATAGTCATCGTCGAGTTGTATAAAATACGTATAGTTCAACTTCTTGGCAATCTCGAAGCAGGCGTTCCGGGCATAGACGCTAACTTTGTTATAGGTGAAGTTATCACCCAAGTTGAAAGTGCTGGCGATGGCTGCCTTGTTGAAGACCTCGACGTGCGGAAAATTTTTACGATACGCATCTCCTTGTGTATCTTCATCATCGATGACGAAAATAATCTTGCCCGTATACCCGGCGCGATGAAGAGCCCGCACAGTTTTAACCTGCTCAGCCCGCCCATGCGACAATATAAAGACGCAGAACTTAGGGGCGGTCATCCTTGGCCAATTCTTGAAACTCTTCATATAGTTTTACGAAACCTTTTCCTCTGGACTGAAGTAGTCCGAGACGCTTAGACCTGCCTCCAGATCCTCGGCGAGTTGGTCTACATCCCACTCGGCTAACTCTGCTGTCCGGTTGTCATAAATGGCCAGGTCGCGCTTCTGGTTCTCGCTCAGTCCGGTACGACGCACGGCTATGACCTCGTCACCCTCGGCCTCGACTACTGTGACCTTGGAGAGTCCCGCATTCGTCGCGGCTTTAATGGTGGCATTGCCTGCAAGCACGATATCGTCCTCGTCGATGACAATACTTCGTCCCGTGCCAACCTTCTCTATGGACTCCTGAAGCATGTCCAGATTCCGGGCGGTATGTTTACGGCGGTTCTTCGGGTCTGGGACTAGGTCGGTTAGTTTCATGTGGGTTAGTGTAACATAGCTGAGCCTATAGGGCAGAGCGTTAAAATTTTTTAAATTTTTTATATAGGTCTAGGGGTGCTTTTTTTGGGCGATTGTGTGGAGGGCCATGACGGCATGTTTTAGCTAAAAAGGGGGGGTCACCCCCTACCTGACACCCGTGCCACGAATTCAGGTTAACGTAATAGCCATTATCAGACCCAGTAGCCATAACCCCCTTTAGAATCAACACGTTACAGGCATATAGCGCCGTATAAATGCCCTCATAATAGGTTTTTACCTCTTAAATGGCCCAAATTAAGGCTTGGAAAACCTTATAAGCCAAAATAATTTAGTCTCTAGAACCTAAGTGAACCAGGGTAATTTAGCCCGCTTCTATGAGAACGAGACGAATCGAGTAGAAAGGAAAAACACTCAATGAAATCGGGGTATAATACGCTATAATAAAAACTATAATAACTTTTTGGCTAATCGATGCCTATATTTATTACCTATAATACTATTATAAGTATAATATACATATCCAACATGGTAAGGGTAGGGGTGAGCGGTAAAGCGTAAAAGGTTGGCAGGGTTCGATTATAGTATTATGGTGAGTATGTTGTGTAGAATCAACGACTTACGAGAAGAAGCGAGATATTATGATGTATTATGGTAGGAGTTTCTCCACGGCAAAGCCCGCAGGGAGTAAGACAATATCGATGGCGCGTGTGCCACCGGCTTTCTTCTCGGCATGAATGATGGGCGTGAACTCAACCGCCTGCCCTTCACGCGCCTGGTCAAAGTCGAGCGGATGGGTAAAGGCTCGCGCATGTCCAAAGCGACTAATGTTGTCGTCGCCCCGAATGAAACAGAAGCCCCGATTAGGGAGCAGACGGATGATGGTCCCTCTCATGTACCTCCTGAATATACCGCACCAGCGCCCCGTAGTCGAATGACCCGTCACTCACCACCAGGCCGAGCTGTCGCCAGTGTGGAAAGTCGGTCGGTGGACAGACGCGAATTTGGCGCGGCCACTTCCCATTATGCCCACGGCGAAACACCACATAGCGACAGAAGAATCCACGGGTGTTGAGCTGCTCGCAGAGATACTGCTGGACCTTCGTGGTCTTGCAGTAGGGATCGGCGTACTTCACCTCCCACCACGAGGTATGCCCGGCGTAACTAATAGACAAGTCAGGAATGCCTTTCGTAAATTGGTCTTCATGCCGCAGGGGCAGCGCGTCGGGCAGGTCGGTTTGAAGGGCGTGCATCAACGCACGCCGCACGGTCGCTTCAGTCACACGCACCCCAGGTCTTGCCGACGCTCACATCCCAGAGGAGGGGAATGGTCGTCTCAAGGCTTTGGGTATTGAGAATCTTCCGCACGGCCTCCGCACAGTGGGAGTCCGGGCAATCGCCGTCGACTTCGTCATGGACGGTAAATCGCAACAGGAATCCGGTCGATTTGCGTTGAGCATGCAGCTCAACCAATTTGAGTTTCATGACATCCGCAGCGGTGCCTTGGATTTGACGGTTCAGCGATTTGTAGGTCTGCGAGGCATCTAGCCGGGCACGGCGTCCCAGCGCGGTCGTCACAAACCCGTCCCGCTGCGCGTGGTGGGTGGCGGTATGTAACATCACTGAGACTTCAGGCAGAACACGGTCGTAGAGCTGCATCACGTCGTTGGCGGTCTTGAGGAGAGGATGGTCCGCACCGGCATGGGTGCGGATGAGCGTGGCGTATTGGTCAGGAGTAATCAGACCCAGCATGGAGGCAATCCGTGCCGTCCCGCCACCGTAGAGCTTCGCAAAGTTCAGGGTCTTGAGATCCTTGTAGAGTAAATCAGGTTTGAAGGCTTTCATCTGTTCCCACACGACATGATGGAAACTCATGGCGGCATCCTCGCCGTATGCTTTGAGCACGGTAGGATTTTGGGCCTGGTCGGCAAACAACCGGTATTCAATTTGTGAGGCATCCGCCGAGAGCCACTGCCCAGATGCCGGACGATGCAACGAGCGAATCAAATACTCCGGTCCCATCGCTTCGGTTTGTTTGGCGACGCTGGGGACTTGTTGAATATTCACACCGACATGCCGCATGAGGGCTGACGAACTAAACCGACCAGAGACCGTCCCGCCCTCATCGGCACGCAATTGATGCAGGGCATAGCGTAACAGTCCCGAGGAATCAACAGACGCCTGATACTTCAGCAAGTACTTACTCCGGAGGCTGGCGAGTTTCCTGGCCTCGCACACCAGATCGGTAATGGGGTGATGGTAGGCACTTAACACGGCATTGGTAAATGAGGGCCGCCCGTCTTCTGTCTCGGTAATGGGAAGCTGAAGTTTCCGACAGAGCAACGCCAGATGCTGCGGGCTGGCGGGGTTGACATTCATGTTCGACGCACGGTAGATCCGCCATAAGAGCCGCAAGTAGTCCTGCTCGCTGGCGGCGGTCCAGGTCTCGAGCTGTTCCAGGTCTAGGGGGCAGCCGTTCTTCTCCATTTCACAGACGACCCAGAGCACCTGATTTTCGAGCAGTTTGACGCGCTGCAAGCCTTCGTCGGCGAGTCTTGGTACAAACAGTTTCTCCAGGTCCCAGACTTGACGAGAATCGGCCAAAGCTCTAGGGGCCATCTCCGATGAGTGTAGCTCTGCAAACCGTGAGGCATCCAGGTGTAGTCCGATTTTCGTTTCGCCAAGGAAGTCCCGCACCAAGCGATCCAGACTAAACCGCTGCCTATGGTCGTCTAAGAGGGCTGCACTGTGTGCGACGTCCCCAACGCTGCATCCCTGTTCTTCTAGGTCCACGCCCCACTCTCGCATGAAGTGAAGATCGAACTTCAGATTGAGTCCGAGAAGATGCTTGCCACGAAGTTCCCGCCGCGCCCATTCTTTGACTATAGACTCGTCAAGATTCCCGCCACTATGCCCAAACGGGAGGTACTGCGTGCCTTTCGCCGTGGTAATTGAAATGCCGATGGGCCGGTCGTCTTCCCACCATTTGAGACCTGTGGTTTCCAAGTCAATCGCGACCGTGGATAATCCTTCAAGGGATGGCGGCGCGCTGGGTGTCCATGAGGACGGCGGCGCGGGAAAGGGCAGCGTGCTCGGCATCACCCTTCAAACTCATCCAGCGAGGCAGTCAGTTCATTGACCTTCTCACGTAGCGCGTCGGCCTTATGGAGTGCCTTCGACCCGAGTTCTTGCTTCCGTTGAATGCGCTGCTGGAGCAGTTCAATCCGTCTTTCCGTATCTTTGGGATCAAGATTATTCCGTAACCGGAACACGTCACCCTCAGATGAGGTCAGCGTGATCGTATTGGGCACCGTGCCACGTTTAAACATCCGTTGATTACACGTAACCGAGGCCTTCACGCCTGGTCTTCGATAGACCCAGTCGCCGTTTTTGGTTTGTCCTTCCCGCCGCATTAAAGTTATTTCACTTTCGCCAATCATATAGGTTCCTCCTGTTTTGATTATACCATGTACCGCACTAATTATATAAAGTTTAAATTAAATGTATACATTGACGGAGTAGTGTAGTATAGTGACAACTAACAACGGCGACATTTTTCACGTTGTTCACACGTAAGCCGAAAAAGAGGGGCTTTTATATGGGAAAATATACGAATATCGCTGCCCACCTGACGACAAAACCCGAACCATCCGACTTCCAAGACCGCGTGGATGCCATCAAGCGCGAGGTTCAGGACACTACACCCGCCAAGCTTGCTAACGCGCTCATTAAGATCCGCGCCGAAAAGGAAACCGTCAAAAAAGCGCTCTCAAGAATTAACGTGCGACTCGTCGCGCATGAGCAACTCTTGACGGAGGCCTTCGAAGAAGCGGGCGTCACCACGATTAAATTGGAATCGGGTGCGTCTGTCTCCACGCAAGTCAAACCTTACGCACGAGTCCAGGATCGTGCGGCGTTTCGCCAGTGGTGCATTGACCACGGGTTAGAGGCTGCGCTGGTCTTGCCGTGGCAATCTACGAACGCGCTGGTTGCGGAACGACTCATGGATGGACTAGCCGAACCTGATGGTATCGAAACTTATAAACAAACCACCGTTGTTCTCAGAAAGGGGCGAAGCTAATGCCTGCCGAAAGATATTGGCTCCCTTTTGAGGAAGCCAGAGACTGCATCAGACGGATAAACCTACCTAATGTCGCAGCTTTTAAGAAGTGGGGACGGTCGGACGAACGACTAGAGCGAATCCCCCTAGTACCTAGACGCGCTTATCGTTCTGAGTGGGTAGACTGGTATGACTGGCTAGGGAAAAAGAAGGCCGGGACAGCCTGGATACCTTTTGACGAGGCCAGAGCCTACGTTAGAGCTTTAGAGTTTCCATCTCGTGTGGTGTTCCTGAAGTGGACGAAGTCGAACGAACGTCATACGGGCATCCCTACGAATCCTGAGTATGTGTACCGTTCGGACTGGGTGAGCTGGTTCGATTGGCTTGGGAAGTCTGGCACTTACTGCCGAACTGACTGGGCGTCTCGGCGGCTCCCTTTTGAGGAAGCACGAGACTACGTCAGACGGTTAAACCTATCTAATGTCGCAGCTTTCCGCAAGTGGTGCAAGTCGAGCGACCGTCATAAGGGCATCCCTACGAGTCCTCATGTTGTTTATCCTTCGGAGTGGGTGAACTGGAACGACTGGCTTGGAAAACCGCAGCCTATGCGGTGCGCGTGTGGATATCTGATAAGCGCGAATTCTCGGAAGGCACGAAAGAAACACGGAATCCTGGTTATAAATAGACGCAACAAAAAAAGGAGAAGCTAATGTCTAGCACAATCAAAGTAAAACGCACGGTCGAAGAACAGTGTGAGATTTTCACGTTTCCGACGGAGAAGGATCGAAAGGAGTTTATCAAGGATCTAAGAGCGCATGATTCTGAATATCCCTATGCTACGAATATGGACCCGGATAAAAGCGAACCCGAGCGGTATCTAGTAGCCGTCCCAGTCGAGCGGTATAACTTCGTAACCCAAGGAGAAAAAAATGTCTAAAACACTCACGACCACCACGGGAAGCGTCCCCGCCGTCATGGGGCGCGGCCCCGCTGAAGGGACCGAACATTTGACCAGCGACGACGTCCATATGCCGCGCCTGGTCTTGGCGCAAGCCATGAGTCCACAGCTCAACAAAGCCAATCCAGAATACATCGACGGATTAGGCGTCGGGGATTTGTTCAATTCTGTCTCAGGCCTCGTGTATGGTCCAGGGCCGTTGACCTTTAGTGTCCTGGTATCACATCCACCCCGAGCGATAGAGTTTGCTCCGCTCAGTGACGGCGGTGGGGTGCTTGATCCGCACGTGCCGCTGACCGATCCGCGCCTGCAGTGGGGGCCGAATGGAGAGCACCCGCAGGCGACCAAGTTCTACGACTACGTGCTCTTTCTCTATGACTCAGAAGAAGTAATCGCGCTCTCCCTAGCACGGTCAGGTATTAAAGCCGCGAAGTCGTTGAACGGGTTGATCATGATGCGCGGTAGTGCAATTTATACTGGCGTGTATACGGTAACGAGTGTGCAGGCCACCTCGAAAGAAGGTACCTACATGACGTGGAAGTTCAGAAACAACGGCACAGCTACCGATGAGCAGGCGGGACGGTTTCATGATCTTCATGTAGCGTTGAAAGCGACAGATACACCGCATGAACCTCTGGTACCGGATGTCTAAACCCTGTCCGTACTGTTCCAATGATGATCCGAGCTTATTGGAGATCGGAAAACTGTTCACCCTCTGCTTAGTCTGTAGTCGTACCTATGAATATCAAAAAATTCGCACAGACGTACCTGGACCACGGGTGGCAGATTGTGCCACTCGTGAAAAAGTCGAAGAGAGTTAGCAAGGCCGGATGGATTGGGCTGGAGTTTACCGCCGAGGATTTCCAAGACGGCGACAACATTGGCTTACGGTCCGTCGATGGGTTGGTCTTTGTCGATCTGGATTCCCCTGAAGCGGTAAAGATGGCCGACGAGTTTTTACCCACCACACCGAGCGTCTACGGACGCCCATCCAAACCACGGTCGAAGCGGATATATAAATCAGTCATACCTAAAACGATTGCCTACCGAGACTCTGATCGGACAACGCTTGTGGAGATCCGCTCGAATCATCAAGACATGGCCCCGCCGTCAGAGCATCCGAGCGGTGAAGTATTGGCGTGGGAGAGTGACCTTGGCAAACCTGGTGAAGTGGATGCACCTGTGCTTATACGGTGCGTAAAGCTGCTAGCTAGTGCGGTGCTCATTGCTCGCCACTATGCGCCAAGTGGAGCAAGACATGATTGGACGCTCGCGCTCGCTGGCACCCTGAAGCAGCGGGGTGTTACTGAGGAAGAATCCGTGTTAATGATTCGTGAGGCAGCGCAATGGAGCCGGGATGATAAGTGGACCGACCGCTTGCGGGAGGTCTCGTCAACCTTTGCACACTCTGATGATGAGCCTATTACAGGCGGAAAAACCCTCAAGGAGATCGCTACGGGTGGACTCGCCGAGTCACTGATCAAACTCTGGGGTAGGACACCGGCGACCAGTGACAACGCCTATGCACTCAACAGCAAAGGGTTTCCCGATGCGCGCAGCATCATGAATATTACGCGAGCGTTGACACGGTTGGGTGCGGATCTGACTTATGATTCGTTCGCACGAAAACCCTTCATCAACTATAACTCGGCGTTTCGGGGGACCAGCTATGCGGGCCTCCTGGATGACGACATCGCGACGGACCTGTGGATTGATGTAGACCTTAGCGAACAATTCCGACCGACGCAGCAATTTTTCTTTGAGGTGGTGCAAGCGGTGGCGCGGCAATCGTCGTTTCACCCGATCCTTGATTACTTCAAGACGTTGACGTGGGACGGAGAACCACGAATTGATACCTGGCTAACAGTTTCCGCACAGGCGGCCAACACACCTTACATCCGTGCGGTGTCGGCGCTTGTGCTTCTTGCGGCGGTGCGGCGTATTCGTCAACCTGGGTGTAAATTTGATGAGATGGTGGTCTTAGAGCAAGCTGACCAAGGGAAGAACAAAAGCACCGGCATCCAACTCCTTTGTCACGATCCTAAATGGTTCTCGGACGACCTGCCGCTTAATGCAGATTCGAAATCCATCATCGAGCGGACCGCAGGAAAGTGGATTGTGGAATCTAGCGACCTGGCCGGAATGCGTGCCTCTGATCATGAAACCCTGAAAAGCATGTTGAGCCGTCAGGTGGATGGACCGGTGCGGCTGGCCTATGCACGTATCCCCGTCGAGCGTCCACGGCAATTCATTATCATCGGTACTACAAATTCCAATCAGTATTTGAGTGACATCACCGGCAACCGGAGGTTCTGGCCGGTGTCCATTAAAGGGTTCGATGTCTCGTGGCTGAGAACCAACCGTGATCAGCTCTGGGCAGAGGCATGTGTGCGAGAGGAACAAGGAGAACCGATCCGTCTCGATCCGAGTCTCTGGAGGGCAGCATCGTCACAACAAAGTCAGCGCGTCTTCTCGCATCCGTGGGTGGAAGCTATCGCCGAAGAGTATTCCGCGAGGGAGCCTGGCGTTCGCCTCACGCCCGAGGACATCTGGAATTTTCTCGCGGTACCGATTGACCGGAGAACGCTGGCCGGGAATAAGTTTGTGGCCTCTGCGATGCAAGCAGTTGGGTATCGTCGTATCACAATGAGTATATGTCTACAGTGTGATCTACAAGCTGAGCGATGCCAGTGTAAAACAACACCAAAACCCGCACGAAAGGCGGTACTGGGATGGGGCAGAGATTAGATTTTACCGCGTGTCCATTTCCACCAAAAGCGCACCAGAAGAGCGCGGTGGAAAAGATTGTCCGCGAGCCGTATGTCTTTCTGACGGACGAGATGGGCATGATGAAGACGAAGACCGTCATCGATTCCGCTTCGATGCTCTATTCGCAAGGGATGATTGATCGCGTGCTCGTCGTCACAACCGCCGCGACGCGGGACAACTGGGCGGAT